GAACCATCAGCAAACGCTCAACAGGGCAACACTGCAACATCATTCTTTACAGCAGCCAGTTTCTTGGCATACGGTAACAATCTCCAAGTTGTTCGTGCAGTAAGTTCTAATTCTAAAAATGCTACTGCTAATAATACAGGCACATCAGTCGGATATCAATTAAAGAATGAAGATTCGTATGATAATATCGTTGTTAACGAAACATCAGGTTTAAACACATCACTATTCGTCGCTCGTTATCCTGGTGATATCGGCAACTCATTAAATGTTTCTATCTGCACGGCTAACGTTGCGGGTGCTAACACTTCAGCATTTGGTGCATGGGGTTCAAGTGGTGCATACGGCAAACTATTCTCGACTGCACCAAACACATCTTCGTATGTTGCAAAAGTTGGTGGTGCAGGCGATCAAGTACACTTAGTCGTTATTGACGAAGACGGCCTATTCTCTGGCGAAAGAGGCACTGTTTTAGAAACATTTGGATTCTTATCTCTAGCGTCAGACGCAGCATATGATGACGGATCTTCTGCATACATCTCGAATGTCATCAGACAGAAATCTAAGTATTTGTACATGGGTAACACAACGTTAATCTCTGCAAACGCTGGACAAGTAGCAGCAGTGACTAACTTTGGTTCGACAACTGGAACAAAGAATTACTCGTTTATTGGTGGTACATATGAAACTGCATCTGATGCAAATCTAAACACTGCGATTGCATTGTTTTCAAATCCAGAAGAAATTGATGTTTCTTTAGTTGTTTCTGGTGATGTATCAACTACTGTTCAACAGACGATTATCGATCTAGCATTAACTCGTAAAGATTGTGTTGCGTTTGTTTCTCCACGCAAATCGGATGTTGTCAATAACGCTGGTAGTGAACCGAATTCGATTTCTACATGGTACACATCACTTAATCGTGCAACATCTTATGCTGTTGCTGATTCTGGTTGGAAATACATGTTCGATAAGTACAACAACACGTATCGTTGGATTCCTCTAAACGGTGATATCGCAGGCCTATGTGTCCGTACAGATGAGACAAGAGATCCATGGTTCTCGCCAGCAGGTTACTCACGTGGCGGTATCAAGAACGTTGTTAAACTTGCTTGGAATCCAAACAAGACTCAACGTGATTATCTATATCAATCTGCTGTTAATCCAGTCATCTCTGTTCCTGGACAAGGCACACTCTTGTTTGGCGACAAGACTCTAACTCTACAACCTTCTGCATTCAATAGAATCAACGTTCGTAGATTGTTCATTGTTCTAGAGAAAGCAATTGCAAATGCATCAAAGTATTCGTTGTTCGAACTCAATGATGAATTCACGAGAGCGCAGTTTGTTGGACTTGTTGAGCCATTCCTACGTGACGTTAAAGGTCGCCGTGGTATCTATGACTATCGTGTAGTGTGCGATACAACGAATAACACAGCACAAGTTATTGACAACAACCAATTCGTTGGAGATATCTACATCAAACCAGCACGTTCGATTAACTTTATTCAGTTGAACTTCGTTGCTGTTAGAACTGGTGTTAACTTCTCCGAGATCGTTGGTGGTGTCTAATAAATATAAAAAGATATAGGAGAAAAACATGGCTTTTAACGTAGGGGAATTTAGGGCGAATCTAATTGGAGATGGTGCTCGCCCTAACCTGTTCCAAGTTACAATGAATCTTCCAACATATACTTCAGACGCTGCAACGACTAGTCAAGCATTAACTTTCTTGGCTAAGTCGGCACAACTTCCTGGTTCGACTGTTGGTACTGTTCCATTGTTTTACTTTGGTCGTGAATTAAAGTTTGCTGGTAATAGAAACTTTGCTGATTGGACAGTGCAGATTATCAACGATGAGAACTTCAAGATCCGTAAAGGTTTTGAGACTTGGATGAATGCAATCAATTCACACACATCCAACTTGAGAAATGGTGCTGCTTTAACTCCGTCTGGTTACTCTGCTGACGCTAAAGTTGATCAGTACAATAAAGTTGGTGGTATTATCAAGTCGTACAAATTTGTTGGTGCTTTTCCTGTTGACATCTCGCCGATTGATCTAGATTGGGGTTCGAACGATTCTATCGAAGAATTCTCAGTGACTCTAGCATATCAGTGGTGGGAATCAGACACAACAAATTAATTTTGATGGGAGACATTACGGTGTCTCCCAATTCTTTGTATATGAAGGAGTAACATGGCCATAAATTTATTCGGTTTCCAGATAACCAGAAATAAGACTGATGCTGAGGAACAATCTCAGAAGACGTTTACGCCTCCGTCCAATGAAGACGGTGCTCTTACTATCTCTGCTGCTGCATACTATGGCACTTATGTTGACTTAGACGGCACTGCAAAAAATGAAGTTGAACTAATCTCTCGCTATCGTGAAATGGCGATGCAGCCAGAGATCGAAGCAGCAATCGACGATATCGTTAATGAAGCAATTGTTCAGAATGATGATGGCAAATCTGTTCGTTTGATTCTCGATGAGTTAAAACAACCAGATAAAATCAAGAAAGCAATCGAAGAAGAATTCAACGTAGTTCAAAAGTTACTGAACTACAAGAACATGGCAGCGGATACGTTTCGTAGATTTTATGTTGATGGTAGACTTTTCTATCACGTTATCATTGATGAGACAAATCCAGCATCTGGCATCAAAGCACTTCGATACATTGATCCAAGAAAGATTCGTAAAGTCAGAGAAGTCAAAAAAGATAAAGATCAAAACACAGCAGTCGATGTTGTGTCTACGGTAAATGAATACTACATCTACAATGATAAAGTAGTATCAGGTTCATCTTCTAGTTATGGTCCAGTTGGTGTTAGAATCGCAAAAGATTCTATTCTAAACATCAACTCTGGACTAATGGATTCTCGCCGTGCAGTTGTTCTATCGTATCTACACAAAGCAATTAAACCACTCAATCAGTTAAGAATGATTGAAGATGCTACTGTGATCTATAGGATCTCTAGAGCACCAGAACGTAGAATCTTCTACATTGACGTTGGCAATTTACCTAAGTTAAAAGCAGAACAGTATCTACGTGATATCATGATCAAATACAAGAACAAACTTGTATATGATTCTGCGACTGGTGAAGTGCGAGATGATAGAAAACATCTTTCAATGATGGAAGACTTCTGGCTTCCACGTAGAGAAGGCGGCAAAGGTACTGAGATTACAACTCTACCTGGTGGTCAAAACTTAGGCGAACTCGAAGATGTCAAATACTTTGAGAAGAAACTATATAAGTCGTTGAATGTTCCAGTCTCTAGATTAGATCCAAATCAATCTGGATTCTCTCTTGGTCGTGTCGGTGAAATCACTAGAGATGAAGTTAAGTTCTCTAAGTTTGTTGATCGGCAACGTGCAAAGTTTTCTGAGTTGTTTGAACAAGCACTTAGAGTTCAATGTGTGCTTAAAGGTATCTGTACTGAAGAAGAATTCGAAGAATTTAAACAGAATATATACTTTGACTTTATCAAAGACAATAACTTTGCTGAACTGAAAGAAGCAGAATTAGTTCGTGAACGTCTATCGTTGCTTGGTTCTGTTGATCCTTATGTTGGTCGCTATTACTCTATGTCTTGGATTCAACGTAATGTTCTTCGATTGACTGATGATGAAATTAAAGATATGCAGAAAGAAATTGACAAAGAGAAAGAAGCAGGATTGATTTTAGATCCAATGCAGATTGCACAACAGGCACAAACTGATCTTGCACAAGGTACTGGCGGTACTGCATCTGGTCCAGCACCGCAAAGTGCTCCTGCAGCAACTCCATCTGGATCATCGGATTCTTCTGCACCAAAAGGCGATTTGAGTTTGAACAATGAGTATAGTCCTAAGTTTGCAACACTAAAGAAAATAGTAGAGTTATCAGAAAATAGGAAGAACTACTAAAAATGAAGACGGAATACAAACTCAAATTCTTTGGTGACGATTCTGGCGAGTCGTTAAAGAACTTCATCAAAGAAAGCGCAGAGAAAGCGGCATCTAAAACATTCAACAAGTTTGTTCCTTCTGAAGAAGAAGTTAAACCAGTTGTTGCAGAAGATGTTGTTAAGATCGCTGCTGAGTTATTGTATACTACACCCAAAGCAAAAGATATAGTATTAGAAGAAAAACCAGTCGTAGTGGAAGAATCAAAGAAACAAAAAACTATTCTTGAATCTAAATTTGAAGTTCTACAGAAATCTCTATCAGAAGATCTAAGAGAGTATAAGCAAAAGATTATCGAAGAAGTTTCAAAGTCTGCATCTAAACAGAATCCATATTACCTAGGCGACAGTGGTTCTGGAGAAGTTAAACTTCTTTCTATGGATGATGTTGAAACAAAAAGCATGAGTAGACAGGCAAGAGTTTCATATCTTTCGAATAACGCAACGTTGACTTATGATACTTCAGATAAACTATTTCATTTTAGATATAGTCTGAATCAAGACCTATTACAAAGTTCTAATGTCAAGTTTAATAATGCAAACACGACAGGTAATCTTAACGTTGGTGGTACATTATATGTAACATCATCTGCAACTGGTGGTGGCGATCTAACTATTTCTGGTAACGCATCGATTGGCAAAAATCTTGTCATTACAGGCAACACGATTCTACAGGGTAATCTACTTGTCACGGGTTACACGACTACTGTAAATACAAACTCTCTGATTGTATCTGATGCATTGTTTCACTTGAATGATATCTCTACTTCATCTAACGTAGACATTGGTTTCACTGGCAACTACAACGATGGCACATATCGTCACGCAGGTTTGTTTAGAGACTCTAACGATGGCGTTTGGAAGTTATTTGATGGTTACACACCAGAAACAAACGTAGCAACGAAGATCTATACTGCCAACGTAAGTTATGTTGATGCTGGTCTTAAAGTCGGTAACTTCACTGCAAACGGATCTGCAACTGTTGCAACAACTCTAAGTGTAACAGGTAATACTACTGCTGCAAATTTCAATACAGTCGGTGTTGCTAACGTTGGCAACTCTATCGTCACTACATTAACTGCAAGTAAACCAGTATTCACAGATGCAAATAAAGCGTTGACTTCATCTGGTACTATGCCCACAAATCAAGGCGGTACTGGACTAACATCATTCACTTCTGGTGGAGCAGTATATGCATCATCAACATCTGCATTAACTACTGGAACATTACCAACAGCATCTGGTGGTACTGGACTAACATCATTCACTTCTAATGGAGTTGTTTACGCATCATCTACTTCAGCATTAGCAACTGGTTCAACACTACAGTTTGATGGTACTAATTTTGGCGTTGGATTAACTCCAGTCAATAATAATGGTGTTCTTCAGTTAGGTAGTTACGCAGCAATTAAATCATTAGTTGAGACTGCTACTATTACTGGTTCTGCTCCCGCATCTACAACAAACTTTGATTGGATGACGCAAGCAGTTCAATACTATACAAGTAATGCAACGACTAACTTTACATTGAATATCCGTGGCAACGGTTCAACATCACTAAACACAGTGATGCAAACGGGACAATCCGCATCAATTGCTTTGCTTGTGACAAATGGTGCAACGCCATACTATCCTAGTGCATTTCAAATCGACGGCACGACTTCTGGCGTAACAACTAAGTATCAAGGCGGCACAGCAATATCTTCTGGTAACGCAAACAGTATTGACATCTATAGCATCACAGTAATTAAAACTGCATCTGCTACATACACTGTTTTGGTTGGTCAAACTAAGTTTGCGTAAGGATTAATTGTGCCAATTTTTGCAACGTTAGGAGCAAGTTCTCATAAAGCATTTAGAGGTGGTGGAATTTCATTTCCAACTTCAGTTGAATACTTGGTTGTCGCAGGTGGAGGTGGAGGTGGATCCGGCGCAGGAGGAGGAGGAGGCGCTGGCGGATTTAGAAATTCAACTTTATCGGTTTCAGTAAGCACATCATACACAGTAACAGTTGGTGGCGGTGGATCTGGATCTAGTAGTGTGAGCAGTATGGGAACCGCAGGAAGTTCTTCTATCTTCAGTAGCATCACATCTATTGGCGGAGGTGGAGGACAATCAAATCAAAATTACTCGACAAGATTGACTGGTGGTAGTGGTGGAGGTAATGCAGGAACTGGTGCAGGAATAACTGGCGCAGGATATGGCACAGCTGGACAAGGTAACGATGGCGGTCTCCACAGTGATCAAAATCCAAATTATGGCTCAGGTGGTGGCGGTGGAGCAGGAGCAATCGGCAGTGCCGGAACTTCAACTTCAGGGGGTAATGGCGGGATAGGTTCAACATCTAGTATAACAGGCACTTCAACTTATTATGCCGGTGGTGGTGGTGGAAGCACTTATAATAATGGCGGAACACTTGGTGCTGGAACACCATCTACAGGTGGTGGAGGTGCCGCTTCTTGGAACACAGCAGGAACAGGTTCAACCAATAGTGGCGGAGGAGGAGGTGGAGGCGGTACGTCAGACGCACAACCTGGGGCAGGCGGGTCTGGGGGTTCTGGAATAGTGATTATTGCCTATCCATCATCTTATGCTCCACTAACATCAATATCTGGTGGTTTAACATATGATCAACCAGCTAGATCTGGATACAGAGTATATCGTTTCACTGCTGGTACTGGTCCAATTCAATGGTAATTCTATATTATAAATAGTAAAGGAGATAGTATATGGAAAATAATATTAAAGACATGGTAAATCACGCTTTTGATGACAATCCAGTTGCAATGCGTGATGCAATGTACAATGAGATCAATGACAAGATTTTTGCAGCAATTCAACAACGTAAGATTGAAATTGCCGCATCCTTATTAGAACCTAAAGAACCGGAATAAACAAATGGCAAATAGATATTCATATCAAGTTCTGAAAGATGATACGCAACATACGATCATCAAGTTAACTGGCGAATTCGATGGTACTGGCCAAGAAAGTAACATCTCTAGAATCGCAGCGAACTCATTATATGGTGCAATTGCAACTAATGGATATCTAGTTGCAAATAATCAGGGTGGTGCTGCAAACACTCCTTTACCATACTATGGATTGACTGTTCATCGTTTATGGTATGATACGGACACTGCGACTGGTGATATTCAACTGTACTGGGCAAACACTGCGACCACTGCATCAAATGGCGTACCTCTTATGTTCTTCCAAGGTAATGGAGAATATGACGGCAACGGTAACTGGATCACAATCAAGAATCCAACTGTTGGCGCTAATATGAACGGCGACATTGCACTGGTTACTCGTGGTCAAGTTGCTAATGCTAGTTACACTGTTGTTATGGAACTTCGTAAAGACAATGCACACTATCAGCGTGGTCAGTTCAATGATCCTGCTGCGTTCAACTACGCACCGTTTAACATGCGTCCATAATGTCGATTGCCTCAAGTATAATTAATGACGATTATAGTGGTGCAAAAGCACTTCTTGAGGCAAGAATAGAAGAAATATTCTACGAGAAGTTAGAGGAGATAAGAGAAAGATTAGTTGATGAAATTTATGGAGACTACGAAGAATCACTAGATGAGTCGGCACTTCATAATATTCAAAAGATTGGTAGAGCAAAACTAATTAAACTTCGTGTTCGTGGTGGTAAAGTACAAAGGAGAAAGAAGTTCTCTGATGTTAAAGGTTACACACTTCGAGGTGGACAGATAGTTAGAATGTCTACAACTGAACGTAGAAATAGAAAGATGGGTGCAAGGAAGGCAAAGATTAAACGTCGGACGAAGATTAATCAAATTCTTAGAAAAAGAAAAGTATCACTAAGAAAAAGAAGGAATATAGGGTTATGAAACTAATTAAAGAACTCGTTGAATCAGTCTCTTATATTGTTGAAGAGACAGATGGCAAGAAGACTATGTTCATCGAGGGACCATTTCTCGTTTATGATCAAAAGAATCGCAACGGTAGACTTTACGAAAAGCATGTCTTGGGTAAAGAAGTCAATCGTTATATGGAAGATTATGTAAATAAGAATAGAGCATTCGGTGAACTAGGTCATCCAGAAACACCTACGATTAATCTCGAACGTGTTTCACATCTGATTACACATCTGCATGATAACGGTCAACATTGGGTGGGTCGTGCCAAGATCCTTGAAACACCAATGGGCAACATTGCAAAAAATCTGATTGACGGTGGCGCACAACTCGGTGTCTCTTCACGAGGCATGGGTTCTTTAGTTAGTAAGAACGGTGTCAATGTCGTTCAACCAGACTTTCATCTTGCCACAGCGGCAGATATTGTAGCAGATCCTTCAGCTCCTGGTGCATTCGTACAAGGAATTATGGAAGGTAAAGAATGGATGTTAGTAAATAATGTTTGGACTGAAGTACATCTTCAAGAAGCAAAACAAGAAATTGTTAAAGCATCTAAAAAAGATATTGAAAAAGTCAGTCTACGCATTTTTGAAAATTTCATTAGAAAACTTTAATCTTATAAATAACAATATACAAAACCAAGGAGATTTTCAAAATGGTTAAAAAATTCAATTTGTCTGAAGCCGCTGCTGAGATTCTTGCTGCTTCTGTGAATGGCAAAAGAGCACAGCGAGATAGCGGTCCAAGCAAACTATCTGGCGACGTGGCATATGGCACTAAAGAAGTTGGCGACATTGGAACAGAAGTCACTAAGACAACTGATGGCGCTCCTAATCTAACGAAAGGTGCACCAACAGCAACACCTCCTGGTGCAACACCTCCAGTTGGTTCTGAACCAATGAAGAAGTTAAAAGGTCAACCTGGAGAAGCTGGTGCTGCAAATCAACCAGAAGGCAAGCCAGGTCGCCAAATGTTCGACAAGAACAAGGGCGCTACTTTCCAGTCTTACGGCGAAGAAGTCGAAGATGAAGATTATGACGAAGATGACGTCTTAGAAGAACAAATTGCATTCTTCGAAGAGTATTCGAATGAAGAAATGATTGATATGTTATTTTCCGAAGAATACGATCTTGATGAAGCCGTTAGCAAATCTGGATACGTTGAACTTGCAAGAAGAGTTTCTGATCCAGATTATGAAGGCAACACGGATCATGATGCAGTTGTTGCTCGTGCTAGAAAAGCACACGGAGATAAATTCGCAAATGATTTAAAATCTGGTGCAAGTAAAATGCATTTCGGAAGAGATAATCATAGCCGTGGATTTGATAAATTAAAACACAGAACTAATCGTTCCATGACTCCTTCTCATGTTACAAAATCTGGCACGTTGACTAAATCTTCCCAGAAAGGTTTAAAGAGTTCTTTGAAAGAAGAAGAGAAAGAAGGTCATGAGGATGCGGCACAAGACAAGAAGATGATGAAGGCGATGATGAAGAAGAAAGATATGAAGGAAGACATCGACGCACTTCTACAGGGCGAAGATCTTTCTGAAGAGTTTGTCTCGAAAGCAACCACAATCTTCGAAGCAGCAGTTAACTCTAGAGTTACTGAAATTGCAGAAGAACTTCAAGTCGAACTACAAGAACAATTCTCTGATGCAATCGATCATCTCAAAGAAGAGTTCACGACAAAGATTGATGACTACCTCAACTATATGGTTGAAGAGTGGATGAAGGAAAATGAACTTGCAATCGAATCGGGTCTACGTACAGAAATCGTTGAAGACTTCATCGGTGGAATGCGTAATCTATTCGCTGAACACTACATCGATATTCCAGAAGAGAAAGTTGATGTTGTTAGTGAGTTAGCTGCTAAAGTTGAAGAACTTGAGGAGAAACTCAATGAAGAAATGCATCGTTCTATTCAGTTCAAGAAAGAAATCAATGAACACAAGAAATTAGAGGCAGTACAAACAGTTTGTGAAGGCCTCACGCAGACTCAGGTAGAAAAACTTAAATCGCTCGCAGAGACCGTGGAGTTCACTACTGAGGAAGAGTTCGCTGATAAACTTGAGACACTTAAAGAAGCATACGCAGGTACTTCTGGTGTTAAGTTTGGCGAAAAGTCTGCTTTAGAAGAAGGTATCGATGTTGAGGAAGTGAAAATAGAACGTGTTTCACATGACCCACTAATCGATGCTGTCGCTAGGTCAATCTCTAAATCTGTAATTAAATAAATATATACAGACTCAAAAATAGGAGCAAACAATGTTTTTATCCGAAGAACTCAAACAAAAATGGAGCCCAATTCTAGAACATCCAGATCTAGAAGCAATTAAGGATCCATACAAGAAGGCAGTTACTGCAATGGTTCTTGAGAACCAGTCGCAAGCAATGGCTTCTGATCGTCACAACATGGGCATGCTAAACGAGACAATCTCGTCACCAGGTCCAGTCAACGCAACAGGCGCTGGTGTTTCGAACTTCGATCCAATCTTAATCAGCTTGGTTCGCCGTGCGCTACCTAACCTAATTGCTTATGACGTTGCTGGCGTTCAGCCAATGACAGGTCCTACTGGTCTTATCTTCGCAATGCGTGCTCGTTATGCAGGTCAAGCTGGTACCGAAGCATTCTTCAACGAGGCTAATACTCAGTTCTCTGGTATCGGTTCGGACACAAACCGTTTCGGTTTTGCAAACAACCTAGTCTCTGACACAAGCACCAACCCAGTTGCTTCGTTGACTGCTAACGCATTCACATCTGGTATCGGTATGTCTACCGCTACTGGTGAGTATCTTGGTTCGGACAACGGTACTGCAAATACCACGTTTGCACAGATGGCATTCTCGATTGAGAAAGTTACTGTTACCGCACAGACTCGTGCTCTAAAGGCTGAGTACTCGTTAGAACTCGCACAAGACTTGAAAGCAATTCATGGTCTTGACGCAGAGACAGAACTATCGAATATTCTTTCGACAGAGATCCTTTCTGAGATCAATCGTGAAGTTATCCGTACGATCTACACAGTTGCTAAGCCAGGCGCACAGTTCGGCACAACATCTGCTGGTACATTTGACCTAGACACAGACTCTAACGGTCGTTGGTCGGTTGAGCGCTTCAAGGGCTTGATCTTCCAAATCGAACGTGATGCAAACGTTATTGCTAAAGAGACTCGTCGTGGCAAAGGTAACGTCATGATCGTTTCGTCTGACGTTGCTTCTGCAATGGCAATGGCTGGTGTTCTTCAGTACACCCCAGCACTTTCGGCAGATCTACAGGTTGATGACACTGGCAACACGTTTGCTGGCTTGTTACATGGTCGCATCAAAGTGTACATCGATCCATACTTCGGTGGTTACACAAGCAACCAAGAACTCGTCACAATCGGTTACAAAGGTTCGTCGCCTTACGATGCTGGCTTGTTCTATTGCCCATACGTTCCTCTACAAATGGTTCGTGCAGTTGACCAGTTCACATTCCAACCAAAGATTGGATTTAAGACTCGTTACGGCATGGTTGCAAACCCATTTGCGGGCGGTTCGAACGTTGATTACGGTCAGTTGTATGCCAAGCGCAATACGTACTATCGTATCTTCCGCGTTCAGAACTTGATGTAATTTTGAGAGAACCAACTTAGATTGGTACTTTAAAGAGGGGCAGAAATGTCCCTCTTTTTTTGTTCTTTAGTTTTGTTACATTTTTATTAAGGAGATCAAAATGTTAGTTCAATTAGATGTTAGTGGTTTAACAGTCGCTGTGGCTTTGGATGAAGGCGATAATATTGATTCCGCAATGGAATTAGTTTCTCGTATTAAAGAGTTAGCAGAAGAGTTGGCTCTATACGATGACGTTGAAGTGTATATTGCTTCTCCTATTGAAGAGGACGAAGAAGAAGAAGAAGAATAAATAATGTAAACGGGCCCAAGACAGAGGGATCGCTGGATGCTCGTAACCAGCACTAAGGACCGACAGGTCCTTTTTCATTTATAAATAGAGAATAAAAGGAGTTTCTTCTGTATGAATTCTCTACAAGATATCAACAGCCCATCATACTCAAATAAACCAAGCAATACTAATTTAGTCCAACCAACTAAATATATTTTGTCGTTTCCAGAGATCAATGATGCTGTATATTTTTGCCAATCAGTAAATGTTCCTGGCGTACAGATGGGTGAAGTAATTCACTTTACGCCAAACTTAGACCTGTATGCGCCAGGCACTAAGATGACATACTCGCCATTTGAAATGACATTTCTAGTGAATGAAGATCTATCATCTTGGATTCGCATACATAATTGGATACGAGGCATCACTACTGAGATGCAGGCACGTGAGATCACATATAACAGAACTAATGCAATACTTACTATTCTTTCAGGACTAAACAATCCAAAGATTAGAGTTAAGTTTGACAGAATCTTTCCTACATCACTTTCTGACTTAGAATTTGATACAAAACAATCAGCAGAAGACCACATAGTGGCAACAGCAACTTTTCGATACGACTATTTTGACATAGAGGTGCTGTAACATTTGGAGATATAATGAGTGAACTTGAACATATAATGAAATCGTGGGATGAAGATAGCATAATTAATCCTACTGAACCTGGTAAAGAACTTCTAAAAATACCAGTACTACATAATAAGTATGTTAAATTTTTAATGAAGAATAAATTGACAGTAAAGAATCTGAATTTTGAATACTCTAGACTACGTAAAGTCAAAGAAGAATACTACAACGGTTCTCTCTCACAAGAAGAACTAGATCAATATGGATGGGAGCCATTCTTACTGAATATCAAGACAAAGAATGGCATCGATAAGTACATCGACTCTGATGAAGAATTGATTAAATTGTTAAAGAAAAGAATGTACCTAGAAGAAGCAGTCTTTCTCTGCGAGACTATTCTGAAAGAATTGAACAGTAGGACATATCAGTTGAGAGACTACATTGCATGGGAAAAGTTCATCGGTGGAAACTAAACTCACAGTAATCAAAAAAGATGAATCATACATAAAAGTATTGTGTGAGAAAGACATTGCTCATGAACTTTCTGATTACTTTACTTTCACTGTACCTGGTCATCAGTTTACTCCTGCTTTTCGTAAACGCATTTGGGATGGTAAGATTCGTCTATTTGATTCAAGATCTAATCTGATCACACATGGACTACTCTCGTATATTGAAATCTTCTGTGAAGAAAGATCAATTAAACTTGAGTATGGTGATCCTAGACCAGATCTACTTGAGAATTACCCATTAGCTTTAGCTGATAAATTCATCTCTTCTCTCACTCTTCAGTCTTTAGGTAAAGACATATCTGTACGTGACTATCAGAAAGAAGCATATGTTCATGCAATCAGAAACAAGAGAACATTATTACTATCACCTACTGCATCAGGTAAGTCATTAATCATCTACTTGATCATACGTCAGTTACTGGACTACAAATGTTCTAAAGGTTTAATCATTGTACCAACTACAGCACTGGTAGAACAACTTTACTCAGACTTTGAAGATTATTCATCACTGAACGGGTGGGACGCTAAAACCAGTATACACAGAGTGTATCAGGGTAGGGATAAGATGTCAAGCGCTCCTTTGATTATTTCTACTTGGCAATCGCTTTACCAATTACCTAAAGAATACTTTGAACAATTTGACTTTGTATTGGGTGATGAAGCACATCTATTTAAAGCACAATCATTAGTTAAAATACTTACGTCATGTATTAATGCAAAGTATAGAATTGGACTCACAGGCACTTTAGATGGAACTAAAACACATAAGTTAGTTCTAGAAGGACTATTTGGTATTGCAAATAAAGTCATCACAACTAAAGAACTGATGGACAACAAACAGTTGGCAGAGTTCTCAATCAAGTGTTTGATCCTAAAACATGATGATGAAGTTTGTAAACTAATGATCGAGAAAACATACCAAGATGAGATTGAGTATCTGTTTCTTAATGAAGCGAGAAATAAGTTCATCAAGAATCTAACAATTTCTTTGAAAGGAAACACACTCCTTCTATTCCAATATGTTGACAAACACGGTAAAGTGTTGTATAATATGATCAATAACGCAGACAATATTGGTGATAGAAAAGTGTTCTTTGTTTATGGTGGTACTGATACTGAAACTCGTGAAGAAATTCGCAAGATTACTGAGACAGAAAACGACTCTATTATAGTCGCCAGTTATGGGACATTCTCAACTGGAGTCAATATTCGAAATCTGCATAACGTGATATTTGCATCACCATCAAAGTCTAGAGTTCGTAATCTACAATCGATTGGTCGTGGACTTAGACTTGGAAACAATAAAACAAAAGCAACACTATACGATATAGCTGATGACTTACGGTATAAAAATCATATGAACTTTACTCTGAGACATTTCGTTGAACGGACAAAGATCTACAACGAAGAAAAGTTCACATATAAATTATATAAAATAGGATTGAATTATGGAAACAACCATCAAGATCTTCAGACTTAATTCTGGAGAAGACATTATCGCAGAGACAGAAAGAAAAGATAACTTATTCAAAGTTGTTAATCCAATCGTCTTTATGTTACGAAACGACACTAGATCTGGCAATCAGACTGTTAGTATGACTTTTTGGTTGCCCGTAAGTCTTATGGAAAAGAATCAAACAATCATCGATTCTAAAGACATCATTGCAATGATGGATCCATCTACTGACTTTGCAGAGTATTATCTTGGCGCTGTCGATAACATCAACAATAGTAGATCTAGTTTTAAGTCTTCTACTGATGAGAAAGAAGTTATGTCTGAAGAAGACAAAATGGCTATTCTAGAAATGCTGACTGGCGGCAACAGCACCAGCGCACTGCATTGATAAGGAGACTTGTATGGAAAAGAAAGAACCAAGCAGTAGAAAACACTACATCAACAACGCAGATTTTTGTAAAGCACTGGTTGATTATAAAGCAAAAGTGGAATTAGCAAAACAAAGTAGTGCTGC